GGTGCGCAGATTCGCGGTGTTCGACTAGGGACTGAATGTTTATGGTCTTTACGTTTTGGGTTTCGTGACTCGGCGCTGCGCGGGTCGCGTAACCCCGCCCGTAACTCTTTCGCAACCGCCTGTTTGCGTTCATTAATCTGAGCGTGCTACGCGTGTTACATGGCAGATTCACCGATTACCCAGGCCGCCTATGCCCGCCACCGACAGGCCGCTGGGCTCCCTGGTTCTTCGCGCGTGGCTGTGGGTCGCGCCGTGGCAGACCAGCGGCTGAAAGAGTCGCTCCTGATCATCCCCGGCAAGGCGCCGCAGATCCGCGACGTCGCTCTGGCTGACGCCGAGTGGCTGAAGAACACCGACTCACAGGCGCAGCTGCGCGCAGCCGGCTACAACGTCCCACCTGCCTCGCTGGCGAGGGCGCTGGCAGACCGGAACCCGCCGCCGCCCACGATCGACAGCCCACCCCCGCCCGAGCCGGAAGAGGAACCGCCCAGTGATCTTCTGGCGGCGAACCTGCGTCACAAAAACGCGCAGGCCGACCTGGCTGAGCTGAAGTTCAAGGAAGCCGCCGCTGAGCTCATCCCGGCGAAAGACGTCGAGCGCCAGCTGGTCGGCTACCTCACGAGCTGCAAGACGCAGCTGCTGGCGATCCCATCGCGTGCGCGCCAAGCGCTGCCCCACCTGGCCTCGACAGACTGCGACGTGATCGAGCGGCTGGTGCGTGAGGCGCTCGAGCAGCTCGCCGGCCCCGAGGTCGAATGAACCCCGCGGCATTCGCAACCGCTGAGTCGGTGATCGCCCAGGCGCGGTCAGCGTGGCGCCCACCACCGAAGCTCACGCTCAGCGAGTGGGCTGACCAGTTCTACTACCTGAGCGCCGAGAGCTCGGCGCAGCCGGGGCGCTGGGTGACGATTCCCTACCAGAAGGGGATCATGGACGCGTTCACCGACCCGACGATCACCGAGGTCTGGGTGATGAAGTCCGCGCGCGTCGGGTGGACGAAGATCCTGAACGCGTTCGTCGGGTTCTCGATCCATCAGGACCCCTGCCCGTTGACCGTCGTGCAGCCGACGATCGAAGACAGCAAGGGCTATTCGAAGGAAGAGATCGCACCGATGCTGCGTGATACGCCGGTGCTGTCGCAGATCGTCTACGAAGACTCTGAGTCGGACGTCGGGCCGAAGGGCAGCGGGAACACGATCCTGCATAAGAGCTTCCCCGGCGGCGTGCTCTCGTTCGTAGGCGCGAACAGCGGCACGGGCTTCCGCCGCGTCTCGCGAAAGCGAATGCTGCTCGACGAGGTCGACGGGTTCCCCCCGTCAGCCGGCAGCGACGGCGACCCGGTGAAGCTGGCGATCAAGCGGACCGAGTACTACTGGGACCGGAAGATCGGCGGAGGGTCGACGCCGAAGCTCGCGGGGCTCTCGAGGATCGAGAAGCTGTTTCACTCTGGCGACCAGCGCCGCTACTTCGTTCCGTGCCCGCACTGCAACCACATGGCCCCGCTTGTGTTCCGAGAGAGCGAAGAGCTCGCCGGGCACTGGATGCATTGGGAGAAGGACAAGCCCGAGACTGCGCACTTCGTCTGCGCGAAAAACGGCTGTGTGATCGAGCACGAGCACAAGCGGTGGATGGTTGAGCGCGGCGAGTGGCGCGCGCGTCCACCCTGCCCCGCTGGCTGCACCACCGAGCACGTCCACGCGCAGCCGTTCGACGGGCGCGCGTCGTTCCACATCTGGGCCGCGTACAGCTACAGCCCGAACGCCGCCTGGGCTCAGCTCGCGAAAGAGTGGCTCGAGGCGGTGAAGGCTGGCGCCGAAGAACTGCAGACGGTCGTGAACACCCTGCTCGGCGAGGTGTGGAAGCAGAACGGCGAGGCCCCCGAGTGGGAGCGGCTCTATCAGCGCCGAGAGGAGTACGTGATCGGCACCGTGCCCGAGGGTGTGCGGTTCCTCACCTGCGGCGTCGACGTGCAGAAGGACTCGTGGCGCTACGAGGTCGTGGGCTGGTCGGGCCGCGAGAAAGAGTCGTGGTCGATCGACGCGGGCGCGCTCCCTGGCGACACGGGCAATGAAGAAGACTGGGCGAAGGTCGACGAGCTGCTGTCGCGCACGTACCTCAACGCCGCGGGCGTCGCGTTCACGATCCGCATGCTCGCCGTTGACTCGGGATACAACACCAACCAGGTCTACGCGTGGGCCCGCGGGCACGTCGGGCGCGTCGTCGCGGTGAAGGGTGTCGCGACGCAGCACACGCTGACGGCCCCGCCCACGTCGGTCGACGTGACGGTGCGGGGGAAGCGACTGGCTCGAGGCGCGAAGGTCTGGCCCGTGGGCGTCGACGGGGCAAAGGCTGAGCTCTACGCGTGGCTGCGTCTGGCCCCGCCGCTCGAGGGTGACGCGGCGCTGCCGCCCGGCTGGTGTCACTTCCCCCAGTACGATCCCGAGTTCTTCCGCCAGCTGACCGCTGAGCACCTGGTGTCGACGGTCTCGAGGAAGGGCTACGCCGTGCACGAGTGGCAGAAGATCCCCGGCCGCGAGAACCACCAGCTCGACTGCCGCGTGTACGCGCGCGCCGCTGCTGCCGTGCTGGGGATCGACCGGATCGCCCCCACACCGCGCGCGGTGACGCCCGCTGCGCCGGCGGTGCCCGTGGCGCGTCCTGCGCCCGCCCCACCCCGCGCGGCCGCGCCTGCGCCCCCGCCGATTAATCACCGGGCCTTGTCAGATTCACGTTTTTTGGGTAAGCGTCGTTCTGGCTGGCTCAAGAAGAGGTGACACGGTGTCGGTGACCTACACCCAGACGGAGATCGACACTCTGCGCGCCGCCTGCGCGAGCGGCGTTCTGACCGTGAGCTACTCGGGCCCGCCTGCGCGAACGGTCACCTACCAGTCGCTCGCCGAAATGCGAAAGCAGCTCGCCGCGATGGAAGCGAACCTCGCGACCACCGCAGGCGACCGACCCCGCTACCGCCGCGCGGCGATCAAGGGCTTCAACGAATGAACACCTGGGATCGCCTCGTCTCGTGGTTCTCGCCGACAGCGGGGCTGAAGCGGCTGCAGGCCCGAGCCGCTGCCGAAGTGCTCGGCCAGAGGAACTACAAGGCCGCGACGACGGGCCACCGCACCAGCGGTTGGAGCCGCATCCGGTCCGACGTGAATGCACTCACGCAGATGGCCGGCGCCGAGCTGCGGATGCACACGCGCGCCCTGATCCGAGACAACGGGTGGGCGGGCCGCGGACAGCAGGTGATTTCAAACAACGTCGTCGGCTGGGGAACAGTGCCGAAGGCCGTTGGACCTGACGCGAAGTCGAACACGCGCGCCATGGAGCTCTGGAACGCGTGGGCCGACTCGACCGACTGTGAGAGCGAAGGTCGCTCGACGTTCTACGCGCTGCAGGCGCAGGTCATGGACCTGGTGCCGTGCGACGGCGAAGTGCTGGTTCGCCGTCGCTGGCGCAAGGCTTCTGACGTCGGCTCGAGCGGCGAAAAGCTCGCGCTCCCGTTCCAGCTGCAGCTGCTCGAGGCTGACCAACTCGATTCGGCGAAGACCGAGGACACGAGCTCAGCCGGCGGGAAGATCGTTCAGGGCGTCGAGTACGATCTGCTCGGGCGCCGCGCGGCTTACTGGATCTTCCCCGAGCACCCCGGCGCGCAGTCGACGACCGGCAGCGTCTCACGCCGCGTGCCTGCGTCTGAGATTCTCCACATCTTCAAGCCGCTGCGCCCCGGTCAGGCCCGCGGGCTGTCGTGGTTCGCCGCGGCGATCCTCACGCTGAAGGACTTCGACGAGTGGGAAGATGCCGAATTGATGCGGCAGAAGATCGCCGCGTGTTTCGCCGCGTTCGTGAGCGACACCACCGGCGAGGGCGCCGCGATCGGTGAAGAGGACGAAGACGACGAAACGGTGGACACGATCGAACCGGGGATGATCCATCAGCTGAACGACGGCGAGACCGTCACGTTCGGCTCGCCCCCGTCGGTCACGTCTGAAGGCTTCGCGACCCGGCAGCTGCGCCGCGTCGCCGCCGCGATCGGCGTGACGTACGAAGACCTGACCGGCGACTACTCGCAGGTGAACTTCAGCTCGGCGCGCATGGGCCGGCTCGCGCACCAGGCGAACGTGAAGCGCTGGCAGTACCACATGCTGATCCCCCAGCTCTGCGCTGGCGTGTGGCGCTGGGCTATGGAAGCCGCGCTGGTGATGGGCGAGGTCCAGACCGCCCCGCGCGCAGAATGGTCAGTCGACCCGATGCCGATGATCGAGCCCGACAAGGAAGGGCTCGCGCTGTCGCGTCTGGTCCGCAACGGGGCGATGACGTTCAGCGACATGGTCCGTCAGGTCGGTGGTGACCCCGAGGCCCACTGGGCTGAGTACGCGGCCGATAAGAAGCGGCTCGACGAGCTCGGGATCATGCTCGACAGCGACCCCGAGAAGACCTCGCAGGCCGGGCTCACGCAGGCCCGCGCAGGCGTGGACGCAGGCGGCGCGCCGCCGGCTGAGGACCCGCCTGCGGAAGACGACGCGCCCGAGGAGAAGCCGAAGGCGAAGCGCGACGAGGTCGAGGTGATCAACGTGTTGTCGATCACCCTCACTGAGATCACACGACAGATGCGAGGCGCGAAGTGAGCGAGAAACTGACTGAAGCCGCCGCGCGTCTGGTGATCGAAGCCGAGAAGGTCGCGGTCGAGCGCGAGCGGATCGCGGTCGAGGCCCGGCGCGTTGCGCTCGAGGAACGCAAGCACGCTGAGCGCACCACCCCTGAGCCGCGCCCCCTCGTCGCGCCGACGGGCGACCTGTCGACCCTTGTGGCAATCGCGAAGGGTGATCGCGGGGAGACCGGCGCCGCTGGCATTCCCGGGGTCGACGGTCAGCACGGCGAGCCTGGACCGCGCGGGGCCGACGGGTTGCGTGGTGAGACCGGGCCGCGGGGCCCCGCTGGCGTGCCCGGCCTCGACGGCAAGCGTGGCGACGTGGGCCCCGCTGGTCCTGTCGGGCCGCAGGGACCGAAGGGCGACACCGGCCCCGCTGGCGTGCCCGGGATGATCTGGCGCGGCGCGTTCTCGCAGGGCGTCACCTACGCGAAGGGCGACGCTGTTGAGCTCGACGGCTCGTCGTGGATCGCGAAGGCGCCGACGAACGCGCGCCCCCACGCGAGCGCGAGCGGCTGGGACCTGCTGGCGAAGAAGGGCGAAGAGGGCGCGCCCGGTGCTGGCAGCGGCATGGGCCCGGTGACGATGCCTGCTGACTCGATCACCGTAACGCCGGCCGGTTCGCTTGCGTCGACTGACGTGCAGGCCGCGCTGGTCGAGCTGCAGGGCGACGTGGACCTGGTGATCGCCGACGCGCACGACCCAGTCAGCGGGGGCGGGAACGGGCTCACCGTCGGCGCTGGTCAGGTGCTGACGCTCGCCGCTGCAGGTGCCGCTCAGGCTGGCGCAGTCACCACGGGCGCGCAGGAGTTCGGCGGGGTGAAGACCCTCACCGGGGCCGTCCTCGCTGGGGTGACGACGATCACCGAAGCCGTCGTTGCGCTGGTGCGCGCGGTCGGCGTGGCGCTGGTGCTGCGCTCGTCACTGGGCGCGGGGGCGTCAGACAAGTGCGTCGTGGTCGGGAGCAGCGAGACCGACGGTTCCGTCCACGCGACCGCAAAGGTGATGGTCGCAGCGACGGGCATCGGCGGGACTCAGCTGGACTACCTGACCCTGTCGAAGACTGTCCTCGACTTTCCGATGGGCGGTGCGAGTTCGTGGAAGTTCGACTTCGCGGGCGGCCAGTTTTTCGTGAAGACTGGCTCTACGGCGATCGCTCAGTTCACCACCTCGGGCTACTTCCGCAGCGGATACAACATCGAGATCAACCCGACGTTCGGCGCGTACCTGTCGTTTCAGGCGCTCCCTTCCGGCCTCGTGAACCAGCGCGGGACCGACTCCACCGGGACCCCCGGCGCGGCGACCATTGATCGGCCGATCGGTAAAAGCTCCATCGCGGCAGGCGCGGCCTCGGTGCTGATTACCAACAACCTCGTCACCGCGGCCTCACACATCGTCATCACGCCGCACGCGCGGGATGCCACCTGCAAGGAACTGATCGCCGTTCCGGCCGCTGGCTCGTTCACCGTCAGCGGCAACGGCAACGCGACCGCCGCGCTTCCGTTCTCGTGGCGAGTCGCCACCTTGCTCACCAGCTGAGGTCACCATGGGAATCATCGCCACCGCACGCACTGCCTTCCGCGCCTCGCTCGCCACATTCAAGCTCACCAACCCGACGCGCGCCCAGCTGCGTCGCTTCGTCGCCGCAACCGTCGACGCGGGCAACGAGTGGCTGAGCAAGCACGACGCGCAAGAGAGCGCCGCGCCCGTCGCCTTCGCCGCCGACCGCCCGGCGCAGTACAACGCCTTCGTCGACGCGCTGCCCGAGGTGACGCTGGGCGCCGATCCCGCCGTCGACCCGTAGCTCGTTGACTCAGATTAACGTTTTCTGATAGGAGTCGAGACCGTGAAGATTCGAACCGAGAAGCGCAACGTTGGACCCCTGGACATCCGGGCTGACGTGACGTCCATCAACGTCGAGAAGCGCACGTTCGAAGTGATGTGGTCGACCGGCGCGAAGGTGCTGCGCTCGAGCTGGTACGACGGCCAGTTCTACGAAGAGCTGAGCATGGACCCGAAGTCGATCCGCATGGGGCGGCTGGCCTCGGGCACCGCGCCGTTTCTGAAGGACCACAACGGCTACCGCGTCGCAGAGACCCCGGGCGTGATCGAGTCTGCGAGGATCGAGAACGGCAAGGGCTACGCGACCGTGCGTATGGCAGCGGCTGGCATCGACCCCGACGCAGACATGCTGTTCGCGAAGATCGCGGACAAGATCGTCAGGAACGTCAGCGTCGGCTACCGAACCTGGGCGGTCGAGAAGACCGAAGGGGTCGACACGAAGATCCCCACCCTCCGCGCGACGGACTGGGAACCCTACGAAATCAGCTCGGTCGCTATGGGCGCCGAGCAGGGCGCGGGCGTGCGTAGCGCACCCGAGACCCACGAAGTCACCATCACCACCAACGAGGAGCAGGACACCATGAAGAACCGGAAGCTGCAGCAGCAGAACGACGGGAACGGCAGCGGCGGGGCTCCCCCGGCTGCTCCTGCCCCTGTCGTGACCCCCGATCCCGCCATCGCCCAGCGCGCCGCTGAGCAGGCCACGCAGCTCGAGCGCACCCGCGTCTCTGGCATCGCGCACGCGTGCCGTACCGCGAAGCTCGACCAGGCGTTCGCCGACAAGCTGATCACCGACGGCACCGCGCTCGACGCGGCCCGCGCCCTGGTGATCGACGAGCTCGCCAAGCGCAGCGACGACATCAAGACCGAGCCGGCGCGCGTCGAGGTGACCGACGACGCGAGCGACAAGTTCCAGCGCGGCGCGATGGCGTGGCTGTTCGAGCGCTCGAACACCTCGCAGGTGATCGCTGAGGCGAAGGCGAAGGGTGTGAAGGGCCTCGAGAAGGTCGAGACCGACGGCGGTGAGTTCCGCGGCATGACCCTGGTCGACCTCGCCCGCGAGTCGCTCGAGCGTCGTGGCGTGAAGACCCGCGGCATGGACCGGATGACGATGGTCGGTCGCGCTCTCACGCACCGCGCCGGCTACGCCACCACGGGCGACTTCCCCGTGCTGCTCGAGAACACCATGAACAAGGTGCTGCTCGGTCAGTACGCGATCACCCCCGACACCTGGTCGAAGATGGCGAAGCAGGAAGACGTTCCCGACTTCCGCGACCAGCCCCGCTACTCGACCGGCGCCCTCGGGTCGCTCGACGACCTGACCGAGATGGGCGAGTTCAAGAACAAGACGATCGCCGACGGCGTGAAGAAGACGATCGCCACCGGGACGAAGGGCAACATCTACGCGATCAGCCGCAAGCTGATCATCAACGATGACATGGGCTTCCTGTCCAGCCTCGCGACCGCGATCGGCCGTGGTGCTCGCCTCGGCATCGAAGAGGACTTCTACGCGCTGCTCGCGCAGAACAGCGGCCTGGGCCCGACCCAGACCGACGCCCAGCCGTTCTTCCACTCGGCGAACCGCGGCAACGTGAACGGCACGAGCTCGGCGCTGAGCGTGGCCGCCATCGACGCCGACCGTCAGATCTTCCTCGCGATGCGGGACCAGAACAGCAAGGAATACCTGCAGATGACCCCGAGCATCCTGCTCGTCTCGTCGGCGAATGGCGCGGCTGCTCGCGGCATCAACACCGACACGTTCGACCACGACTCGACCAAGCTGCAGAAGAAGAACAGCGTCCAGGGCCTGTTCCGCGAGGTGATCGACACCCCGCGCTTCACCGGCAACCGCCGCTATCTGTTCGCTGACGCGAACGTGGCCGCCGCGGTGGTCGTGGCGTTCCTCGAGGGCCAGGGCCGCTCGCCGGTGCTCGAGACCGAGGCCGGCTGGCGCGTGGACGGGACCGAGATGAAGGTTCGGTTCGACTACGCGGTTCAGATGTTCGACCCGAAGGGCTGCATCACCAACGCCGGCGGGTAATCGGCTGGGACGATGATCGGGGGGTCGACTGCGATGTCGACCCCCTCATTCACCGCCTCACCCACCACGGAGATCAAGCCATGACGCAGAGTTTCATTCAGCCCGGCAGCATCCTCAACCTGACTGCGCCGTACGCGCGCGCGACCTCTGGCCTGGGTGCGCTGATCGGCGCCATCTTCGGCGTGAGCTGCGACACCGTCGCGAGCGCGGCGCTCGGCGACTTCCAGATCGACGGCGTGCACTCGCTCCTGAAGGTCGGCTCGCAGGCCTGGACCGAGGGCATGAACGTGCACTGGGACGACACGAACAAGCGCTGCACCTCCGACGCCGCCGCCGGCCCGAAGATCGGCGTCGCCGTCGAGGCCGTCGCCTCGGGTGTCGGTGACACCACCGGCAAGGTGAAGCTCATGCCGAGCTCGCGCGCGAGCGGCGTCGCCTCCGAGGGCTCGCCCACCCCCACGTCCGTCGCCACCGCTGGCGCCGGGACGATCACCGCCGCGATGATCCTGAGCAAGATCTACGTTCGCGACTGCGCGGGCGCCGGTCGCACCGACACCCTGTCGACCGCCGCGCTGCTCGTGGCTGCCGTTCCGGGCGCGAAGGTCGGCGACGTGCTCGAGCTGCAGGTGATCAACGGCAGCGACGCTGCTGAGTCCATCACCCTGGCCGCTGGCACGGGTGGCGACTTCGACGCGAACCAGACCGCTGGCTCGCGCATCGTGGCGCAGAACACGTCCAAGCGGGTGCTCATCCGCCTGACCAACGTGACCGCGGCTTCTGAAGCGTACGTCGTCTACGCCTAAGCCCACGCGATGGGCTTCGCCGACCTCATGGCTGTGGGTGACGTTGCGATCCGGCAGAAGCTGGGCGGCACCGTCACCTACACGCCCGGGGTCGGCGCTGCCGTCGAGGTAGACGGCATCTTCACCGCGCCGCACACGCAGATCGACGGCGCAGAGCAAGGCGGGGGCGTGTCCACCGTGGCGCCCACCTGCTTTCTGACGCTGGACGACCTGCCCAGCGATCCGAAGACTGACACCGCGGGCCGGGTGACGGTTGATGGCGTGGCGTACAGCTGGCACGACGTCCACCCCGACGGCATGGGTGGGGTTCTTCTTCTTCTCCACCGGGTGGCCTGATGGCTCACGAGCGGCAGCTACTGCGAGAGGAGATTGTGGCCCAGCTCAAGGGACCGCTGAACGATCGCACCGCCGCAGGCTCGCGCGTGACGAAGTCGCGTCAGGAGCCGCTCACCACCGACCAGCTGCCGGCGATCAGCGTCTACTCAGCCGACGAGACGATCCACGAGAGCAGCGCGAGCACCGCGCCGCGCGAGCTCAAGCGCATGACCCGCGTGGTGATCGTTGGCTGGGTAGTCGCCAGCTCGGCGGTAGACGACGCCCTCGACGCCCTGGCCCTGCAGATCGAGACCGCCATGGATATCGATCACACCCTCGACCGCAACGCGTCCGATTCGATCCTCGAGCAGACTTCGTTTGAGCAGGTGCTCGGTGGCGAGCGCCCCATAGGCAGCGTCGCGCTGGTCTACAGCTGCTCGTTCTACACACAGAAGCGCGTGGCCCTGCCCACCGACCTGTTCGCGACCGCGGGCGTGACGACGAACCTGGGCGGCACGCAGGCTCCGGCCGACGACCTCGAAGGCATTGTGACGATCCCCTGATTGCAGCAGCACCCGCGTTCGTGGTACCAACAGATTAACGTTTTCTCCGGAGAGCACACGTGAACTTCAACCTCATCCCCTCGCTGATGCTGACCCCTGGAGCGATCGTCGAGGTCGACGGATCCCGCGCCACCTCTGGCCCGGGTCTGTTCCCGTACCTCTGCCTGATCGTCGGGCAGAAGCTGGGTCACGCCCCCGCGGCGGCGAACAGCATTCGCATCGTGAGCAGCGCTGACGAGGTGGCAACGCTGGCCGGGCGCGGCTCGATGCTGCACCGTCAGGCCATCGCCTGGTTCGCGGCGAACAAGTCCAGCTCAGTGCGGATCGGCGTGCTCGCTGACAACTCGGCGGGTGTCATCGCCGAAGGCACGGTGACGTTCGCTGGCACCGCGACCGCTGCCGGAACGATCAGCTTCTACCTCGGCGGGAACCTGGTGCAGGTGGCCGTGGCCGTCGGCGACACCGCCGCGACGATCGCCGCCGCTCTCGCCACCGAGATCGGCAAGCACGCGGTGGGAACGATCACCTGCGCCGCGGCTGACGCGGCTGACAACGTGACGATCGGCGGCGTGCTCGACGGCGCCGCGGTCTCGACCACGTTCGTTGGCACCGCCGGCGCTGTGACGCCCGGCGCTGCGACGTACTCGATCGACACCGGCAACACCGAGGCCGCGGCCTCGCTCGCCTCGCAGATCAACGCCCACGCGACGGCCTCGCGCCTCGTGCGCGCGTCGTCTGCCCTCGCCGTCTGCACCGTGCGCGCGGTCGAGCAGGGCACCAACGGCAACGCGATCACCCTCGCGACTACCGACGTCACTGACCTCGCGGTTAGCGGCGCGACCCTCACCGGTGGCGTCGCGGGCGAGAACCCCGACCTCCCGATGCACGCGAGCGTCGCCAGCGCCGTGGTCACCCTGCGCGCGAACAACGCGGGCGCGGTCGGCAACGAGCTCGACCTGCGCATGAACTACCGCACCGACAGCGAGAGCACCCCCGCGGGCATCACCGCGACTCTGGTGCAGCCCAGCGGCGGCGCCACCAACCCGGTTCTCACCTCGCTGATCACCGCGATGGGTGACGTGCAGTACCACGTGATCGCCCATCCCTACACTGACGCAACGTCACTCACCGCGCTCGAGAACGAGCTGGCGGACCGGATGGGTCCGCTCCGCGCTATCGAGGGCCAGGCAATCTCCGCAAAGGCCGACACCTACGCGAACCAGATCGCCTTCGGCGCGACGCGGAACACCGCACACTCGTCGGTGCTCGACACCGACAACAGCCCCACCCCACCCGCCGAGTACGCGGCCCACGTCGCCGCTGTCGTGGCTCTGTACGCCGAGAATGAGGCTGGGGCGCGGCCCTTCCAGACCCTGCCGCTGCCGTACATCCTCGCGCCCGCGGAGGGTGACCGGAACAGCAACGCGCAGCGCCGTCTGCTGCTCGCCGCTGGCATTGCCACGACGAAGGTGGCCGCCGGGGACATGGTGCAAATCGAGCGCCTGGTGACGATGTATCGACTGAACGCCGCAGGTTCGCCCGACACCACCTTCCGTGACGCGAACACGCTGTTCAAGCTGATGTACGCGCGGGCCAACTGGCGAGCAAAGATCTCCGAGTACAGCCGCCACAAGCTCGGCAACGACAGCACGGCGTACCCGGCAGGCGAGGCCGTGATGACGCCGAGTTTGGGCCGATCCGTCGCCGTGTCGTGGTTCCTCGACATGTCGACCCGATCGCCGGTCGTGTTCGAGCCGAGCATGATCGACCAGTTCAAGACTGATCTCGTGGTCGAGCGCAACGCGACCGACTCGGACCGGATGGACTGGCTGCTGCCCCCGACGCTGATCGCGATGCTCATCGTCAGCGCGGCTCAGATCCAGTTCCGCAACCGGTAACACGCAACCCCTCACGTAGCACCTCGGAGAGATCACCATGGCAGGCAACCAGCGAGTCGGCGGACCCTACGAGCTTCAGGCCGGGGGCGTGCGTCTGAACGGCAAGGCGGGCGCGACGTACAACCTCGGGCACCCGAAGCGCGAGGCTGTCATGGGCGCGGCGAAGGGCCACGGCTACAAAGAGACCCCGCAGCCGTCGTTCGTCGAGGTCGACGTGACCGACGCGCCGGACCTCGACGTCAAGGCCCTGGTGATCATGGAAGACGCCACCGTGACGCTGAAGGTCGCGAACGGGAAGACGATCCTCCTGCACAACGCCTACTACGCGGGCGAGGGCACGATCGCGACCGACGAGGGCTCGATCGGCTGCCGGTTCGAGTCGCTGCAGCCCGCTGAGGAGATCAGCGCGTGATCATCAAGCTCGAGCGCCCGTTGAGGGTCGGCGAGAAGGGCGCGGAGATCACCGAGCTGGTGCTGCGCGAGCGGCTCTGCGCGGGCGACTACCGCGGGCTGAAGCTGGGCTCACTGATGACCACCGTCGGCGAGGTGCCGATTGACGACTACCTGAAGATCGCCTCGCGCCTGTCGGGTCAACCCGACGCGGTGATCAACGACCTCGGGGAAGCCGACCTCGCGCAGGTGATCAGCGCCATCAACGATTTTCGGGAAGCCAGCCACGGCAAGAAGACCACGATCACCGAATCGCCGTAGTCGCTGCGACGTTCGGGTTCGCGGCTGGTGAAGTTCTAGCGATGGGCCTCGACGACCTGGAGTTCTGGCTCGCTGAGGCGAAGTGGATCAACAACCCCCGGTGACGCCGTGGCCGAACAGAAGTTCCCCCTCAGCCTGATCGTTCGCGCCATCGACAAGGTGAGTGGTCCCCTTCGTGGGATCACCGCGAACGTCAACGCGGCCACCGCGCCGCTGCGTGGCCTCGGAAAGGACTTCAAGGGGCTGGGCGAAGCGCTGCACATGGGCGGCGCTGCCAGCGCGATCCAGAACGTTGGCTCGCAGGCGTTCGCGCTCGTCACCCGCCTGGCTGGTCTCACTGCCGGCGCCGCTCTGGCGTTCGGGGCGATCGTCAAGGGTGGCATGGACGCGGGCGACGCGCTCGGCGAGCACGCGCAGCGGGTCGGATTCACCGTCGACAACTACGCTGCGCTGCGCTTCGCCGCAGAGCAGGCCGACGTCCCGCAGGAAATGTTCGCGGCGTCGCTCGACAAGCTGAACAAGCAGATGGGGGACATGACCGCCGGCAAGGGTGGTGAGTTCCTCGCGTTCCTGAACACGATCTCCCCGACGTTCGCCAAGCAGGTGAAGGAAGCGAAGACGGCAGAGGGCGCAATGGCGCTGCTCACCGATGCGTTCGCGAAGATCGACGACCCCGCGAAGCGCGCGACCCTGGCCGCTCACGCGTTCGGGAAGAGCAACGCGCAGATGGGCGTGTTCCTGCACCAGGGTTGGGGTGAGATCAGCAAGACGGCTGACGAGTACCTGCGCCTGTCCGGCTCGCAGGAAGAGTTCGCGCGCAACTCGGGCGACCTCGACAACGCCACCCGGAAGACTGAGACCGCGTTCCTCGGGCTGCGCAACGCTGCCGTGGGAGCGCTGGCGCCCGCGCTGACGAAGATCTCCAACGTCGCCACCGAGTTCCTGGTGAAGAACCGCGACGGCCTCGCCCGCTGGGCAGAGGACACAGGCCGGCGGATCTCTGCGTGGGTCGACGGCGGGGGCATGGAACGCCTCGCCGGGCAGCTCGGCAAGGTCGCTGACGGTGTGGGTAAGGTGATCGACTTCCTCGGGCCCATGGGCGTCGCTGTCGCTGGCGCTGCTGTGGTGTTCGGCCCTCTCGCGGTGTCGATCCTCGCGGCGATCCCCCCGCTCGCGCTGTTCGGCGCGGCGCTGTGGACCGCGCTGGCACCGATCCTCCCCTTCGTCGCCGCTGGCGTCGCGCTCGCGATCGCGGGCAAGCAGATCTACGACGCGTGGGGCCCGGTCCAGCAGCGCTTCGAAGAGTTCGGCGACACGATGCGCTGGGCGGTGGTCGACGGCTGGAAGGAAGTCCGGCCGATCATCAGCGCGATGAGCAATCTCCCCGGCATGGGCCTCATCGCCGGCGCAGCGCTGCGCGTCGGTGACTCCGCAGCTGGGCAGGCCGCGAGCGCGATCGAAGCCCGCACCGGCCAGAGCATGGCGGCGATCGAGGCTCGAGACGCCCGCGCGAACGCACCGTTCAGCCCCGCGGGCCCGACCGGGGTCAGCCTGTCGCAGGTCAGCGTGAAGTTCGCGAACCTGCCCGCCGGCGCGACCATCACCCAGAGCGGCGCACCCACTGACCTCTCGCTGGGCCACGCGGTGACGCCGTGAGCTGGCGGGACCAGCTGCTGCCCGCGTCGTTCCGAGGCGTGGGCTTCTTCGTCGAGTCGACCGAGCTCGTGGCCGGGCGCCGTGCTGTCCACCACGAGATTCCATTCTCGGAGGAGCCACCGTTCAGCGAAGACCTCGGGGCACGCACGCACACGTTCCCGATTGAGGGCTACGTCATCGGTGCCGACTACTTCGCCGCGCGCGACGCGCTGCTGACCGCGCTGAACACGGCGGGCCCTGGTGAGCTGGTCCACCCGTACCACGGCACCAAGCGGGTGCAGGTGGGCAACGTGCGCGTGCGCCACGAGGCGCGCGAGGGTGGGATCGCTCGGTTCACGATCGAGCTCACCGAGACCAGCGCGCCGCTGACGCTGCCCACCGCTGTCGTGGACGCGCCCGCGCAGCTCGTCACCAGCGCCGCCGCGGTGAAGACCTCCGCGAGCGCTGAGTTCCTCGCGAAGTTCGATGAGGTGTCGAACCTGCGCGACGCCGTCACCGGGGCGATCACCGCGGCGACTGATGCTGTCAGCAGCGTGCTGGACCGCGTGGCGCTCGCGGGTCAGACGGTCGCTGAGATCACCAGTCAGATCGAGACGCTCACCAGCACGGTCGGTGACCTGCTCGACGAGCCCGCCGACTTCGTCGACACGATGGTGGCGCTGGTCGAGGCCGTCGCCGCCGGGCTGATCACCGCGGGCGCGCCGATCTCCACCCTGCTCGAGCTCTACTCCGTCGACTTCGGCGTGCGCCCGCCCGACGACACCCCCGCGCGGCTCGTCGAGCAGGTGAACTTCGACGCGACGGCGAACCTGGTGAAGCGTCTGGTCCTGGCTGAGGCGAGCGCGGCCGCGATCGAGCAGACGTTCAGCACCTACGACGACGCCGTGCTGGCGCGCGTATCGATCACCGACCTGATCGACTCGCACACCGACGACACCGCAGACGACGTGTTCCCCGCGTTGCAGGACATGCGGCGGGACCTGGTGCAGGCGGTGCCCGGCGAGAGCAGCGACTTGCCCCGGCTGGTGACCTTCACGCCCGGCGCCACCCTGCCCTCGCTCGTGCTCGCGCACCAGCTCTACGGGAACCTCGACCGCGAAGAAGACCTCGTGCGGCGCAACCGCATCAGCAACCCGTCGTTCGTGAAGGGTGGCGTCGAGCTGCAGGTGCTCAGCGATGACTAGCCCACCGATCGAGCTCACCGTGGCCGGCAAGCGCTACGGCGGATGGCAGAGCGTCGAGATCGTCCGCTCGATCGAGGCGCTGGCCGGCGGCTTCACCCTGTCGCTGTCTGAGCAGTGGGCGGGGCAGCCGAAGCCCTGGCCGATCCCCGACGACGCCGAATGCTCGGTGCTGATCGAGGGCGTGCCCGTCATCACCGGGTTCCTCGACTCGATCGAGCCGGCGTTCGACACCAGTACACGGTCGATCACCGTGCGCGGGCGGGACCGCGCGGGTGACCTCGTCGACTGCTCAGCGCAGCTCGGCGCGTGGTCGTTCTCGAACGTGAACGTCCTCGAGCTGGCGAAGAAGATCGCCGCGCCCTACGGCGTGCCCGTCACGCTGCAGGCGTCGCTGGTCTCGACCGTGACGGTGCCGAAGAAGAAGTACAGCATCGACCCCGGCGACTCCGCAGCCGAAGCGCTGGGCGCGCTCTGCAAGCTGACCGGGCTGCTCGCCGTGTCCGACGGCGCAGGGGGCCTCGTGCTCACGCGCGCGGGGACTGAGCGCCTCGCCACGGTGCTGGTCGAGGGGCAGAACCTGCTCTCGTGCCGCGGCAAGTTCAGCTCGTCGCAGCGGTTCCGCCAATACGAGGTGATGGGCAGCCACAAGGGCCGCGACGACGTCACCGGCGCGCAGGCTTGCGGTGTGCGCGGCTCGGCGACGGACATGAACGCGCGCGCGGGACGCACGCTGATCGTTCGCCCAGACCAGGGCGTCACCCCAGCGACGGCGAAAGAGCGCGCCGAGCGGGAAGCGGCTGTTCGTGCCGCCCGCGCTGAGCAGGTGACCGCGCGTGTGCAGGGCTGGGCTGAGTCGCCGTTCAACCCCGTCTGGCCGATGAACAAGCTGGTCAAGCTGCGCTCGCCGAGCTGCCGCGTCGACGGCGACACGTTGATCGCCGGGGTGACGCTGTCGTTCAGCGCGAGCGAGGGCAGCGTCACCACGCTCGACCTGCGCAACCCGGCGGCATTCGTTCCTGACCCGACGATCGCGAAGGCTGGCGCAGGCGGCAACCGGTACTGGCGAGAGATCGTGAGGGGCGTGTGACTCTGGACGACATCAGGCGCGCGCTGCGCCCCCTGGCTGTACGGATCTCCAACGTCATCGGGCGCGGGGTGATCAAGCGCGTCGACGACGCGAAGAAGGTGCAGGAGCTGCAGGTGGACCTGCTCGACGGCGAGACCCGCGAAGAGGTCGAGCGCTTCCAGCAGTACGGGCTGAGCTCTCACCCGCCCGTCGGCTCGGACTGCGTCGTCATCTTCGTCGGGGGCCGCCGGGACCAAGGCTATTGCCTCGCCGCCGAGAAACAGGGTACACGAATCATTAATCTGAGCGAGGGCGAAGTGGCCCTCTACAACGACACCGGGGCGAAAGTCGTCATGAAGGCGAACGGCGATATCGAGATCACCCCGAAGGCGGGGCAGAAGCTGAAGATCTCGACGTCGGTCGAGATCACCGGCTCCCTCGACGTGAGCGGCAACGTTGCTGCTGACGGCGACGTGACCGCGGGCGCGATCTCGCTCAACTCGCACATTCACTCCGGATCCGCGCTCGTGCCCACCGTCGGCGGCGTGCCCGGCACCATCGCGGGCGTCACGGGCGGCCCGTCGTGACCATCGGCACTGACATCGCCCTCGAGTGGGACAGCACGGCCGGCGCTGCCTCGGTCGTGGTCGAGGCGAACGACCTCAAGTCAGACGACGGGCTCGCAACCGCACTCTACCAGTCGCTGTTCCTCGACCGGCGAGCTGAGCCTGGCGACGTGCTGCCCGAGGGCACCACCGATCGTCGCGGCTGGTGGGCTGACGCTCACCCGGTTGTCGCGGGCGACGTGGTCGGCTCGAGGCTCTGGCTGCTCGAGCGCAGCGTGAACACCCCCGACGTGCTCGACCGCGCTGTGACGTACGCGCGCGAGGCTGTCCAGTGGCTGCTCGACGACCGCGTGAGCGAGCGAGTCGACGTCACCGCCGAGTTCCTCACCGCGCCCGCGCTGGGCCTGGCCCTCGTCGTCACCGTCCACCGCCCTGGCGTCGACCCCGCGCGCTTCCGGTTCAACCGCACCTGGGCCGCTGAGGAGAACCGTCAATGAGCTTCACCCGCCCCACCCTCTCCGAAATCGTCAGCCGCGTGCAGGTCGACTTCGTCTCGCGCCTGAACCTCATCGGCGCCGTGCTGCGCCGCTCGATGGTCTACGTCCTCAGCCGCGTCATCGCCGGGGCGTCGCACATGCTGCACGGTCACCTCGACTGGCTCTCGCGCCAGCTGTTCCCTGACACCTCTGAGGAAGAGGCGCTGGTGCGGCAGGCCGCGGTGTTCGGGCTGACGAAGACCGCGCCCACGTTCGCAACGGGCACGGTCGACCTGACCGGGACGAACACGACGGTCTGCCCGGCTGGAACTGTGCTCGTGCGCAGCGACGGCGCGGAATACGTGGTCGACGCCGACGAGACGATCACCCTCGGGGTGGCGACGGTCGACGTCACGGCGTCGCTCGCGGGTGCTGACTACACGCTCGAGGCTGGCGTGGTGCTGTCGTTCCAGAGCCCGATCAGCGGCATCGACTCAAGCGGCGAGGTCGCCGCGTCCACGGTCGACGGCACCGACGAAGAGACGACCGAGGCGCTGCGCGTGCGGTTCCTCGCACGCCTGGCTGAGCCCCCGATGGGCGGCAGCTCGGCGGACTACGTCGCCTGGTCGAAAGAGGTCGCGGGCGTCACGCGGGTCTGGGTGGAAGAGCTCGGGCTCGGGCCCGGCACCGTCGTGGTGCGCTTCGTGCGTGACAACGACGGGTCGATCATCCCCGACGCGGGCGAGGTGACGGCGCTGCAGACCTACCTGGACACCAAGCGGCCCGCGCACGCGACAGTCACCGCGCACGCTCCCACCGCGAACGCGGTCGCCTACACGATCGCCGTCGTGCCCGACACCACCGCGGTTCGAGCGGCGGTGACTGCTCAGCTCGACGATCTCCACCTGCGCGAGGGCGAGCCGGGCGTGACGCTGCTGCTCTCGGCGATCCGCACGGCGATCGGCAACGCCACCGGGTTGACCGATTACACGCTGACCGTCCCCGCTGCGAACGTGACGAACACGGCGAATCAGATTCCCACCCGCGGCACGATCACCTGGGTCTGAGCGATGGCACTGATCGACGACTTGCTCGCGTCGTATTCGTTCGAGAACAACGGCGACGACGACACCGGGAATTACGACGCCACCCCCGTGGGCAGCCCTGTCTACGTGTCGGGGAAGATCGGCCAGGCGGCCTCGAACGCTGCCAGCGCGTCGAACTACTTCACGATGGGGCCGCTCCCGCTCGGGACCGGCGCGGCGTTCACGATCGAGGCGTGGCTCTACGTCGCGGGCTCGTTGAACACCGGGACGATCCTCGGCCAGGGCGGCGGCCTGTTCGGCGCGCCACTGAATTACCTACTCTACAGCTCGGCGGGCACCGGTCGCGTGCACTTCAACTACGCGTTCGGCTCGGGCTCAGACTCGGGGATCGCGCTCACCGGCGGCGGCGCGTGGAACCACATCGTCTGTACCTACGACGGGACGACGATGCGGTGGCTGATCAACGGCGTCGTTGGCACGCCCGCGACCTTCGCGCTCACGAACCCGTTCGAGCCCGAGCTGGTCCTGCTGAACAACGTCGGGGATCCGGCCTTCCCCCAGCCCCACCCGCTCGACATGCTGCGCGTCTGGGCTGGTCGAGCGCTCGACCTCGCGACTGAAGGGCTTCAGCTCTGGGCCAGCGGCGCCGGGCTGTCGTATGCCGACATCGCGATCGTTCCCCCGCCGACGATCTCGGACGTCACCCCCGCCACCGACGTCGAGGCTGGCGGCGCAGCGCTGACGATCACCGGAACGGACTTCGTCACCGGCGCGACCGTGACGATCGGCGGCGTGCCCGCGCTCAGCGTGCAGGTGAACAGCGACACGGAGATCGAGTGCCTGGCCCCCGCTGGCTTCGCAGGCGCGCGCGACCTGGTCGTGACGAACCCCGACGCGCAGAGCGACACCCTCACCGGCGGGTTCCTCTACACTGTGGCGCCCCCTGTCTTCACGCCGTGGGGCTCGGCGATCGCCAAGCTGCTCCCGCCCGGCAAGCTCTGGAACCTCGAGGCCGACAGCGCTCTGCAGCGCCTGACGGTGGCGATCGGCGACGAGTTCGCGCGCGTGCAGGCCCGTGCGTCTGACCTGATCGAAGAGACCGATCCGCGCACCGCCGACGAGACGATCACTGATTGGGAGCGGGTGCTGTCGCTCCCCGATGACCTCGTGACGTCGATCCCCGCGACGCTGGCCGCTCGCCGCGTGGCCGTGACTCAGAAGTTCGTCGCGCGAGGCGGGTCGAACGACGAGTTCTATGACGTGCTGTGCGACGCCTGCGGCTACGCGCTGGTGTCGATCACCCGGTACGCAACCGAGGTGCTGCGCTGCGGCGCCACGTCGCGCCCCGCGGGCTTGGTGTTCCGTGTCAACGACCGGGTCTACGGCGCTGACTACGCGTACACGATTCTGATCACCGTCACCGACACGGCGAGCCCGCCTGCGCTCAGCCACACCCAGTTCGAGGCCGTCGTTCGCGCTCGAACGCACAGCCACATCACCGTGATGTTCACGTACGTCTGAGGAGACCACCATGCATGAGACCGACGGCGACGCACATGTCGCCAATCAGTTCGACGAAGGCGACCCCGGTGTTCCCCGAGCCCCCACGCAGGTCGACAAGCACTGGCTGAACGCGGTTCAGAACGAGCTCGTCAACGCGATCGAGGCCGCGGGGATCACCCTCGTCAAGGGCACCTGGACTCAGCTGCGCGACGCGATGGGGCTAAACAGCGGGTCGCCCGGCCTGATCGCCCGGTTCTTCTCGAACACACTCAACATCAACCCGACCGGTACACTGCAGGCGCTGGTTGCGAGCGCGGCGACGACCAGCGACAGCAGCGGAACAGTCAAAGCCACAACGACCGGTCTCGGTCCTGCTGTGAACGCGATTTCAAACGGCGGCGGTGGTTCAGCACTTCGCGCGGAGGGCGACGCGAACACCTCGACCGATCCCGCGATCGACATCGCCGCAGGCATCGCGAAGTTCAGCGGGGCGAACCTCAGCGACGCCGCGGGTCACACGAACGCACTGAGCGCAATCGGGCTGGTTAAGGGCTGGGCTCACTTCGCCTGGTCGAACGGCGCGCCGACGCTCGCCAGCGGCATGAACATGGCTGCGCCGGGCAACCCCGCCGCTGGCCAGATCCAGGTGAACCTGACCGACGCGATCGGCTCGGGACACATGGTCTGCATCGGCCTCGCTGGTCCTGGTCAGGGCTACAAGATCGTGCCGCTGAACGGCACGGGTCTGCTGCAGCTCGAGGACCAGGCAGGCACGGCGATCGCGTTCGGCGCGACCACCGGCTTCGCCTACGTGGCCGTGCTCGGTCGCCAGTGATGCGGTTCCTGCTCGTGGTGCTGCTGGTCCTCGGCTGTGGCCCCGCGGAAGGGCCGCCCGTGGACCCTTCGCCGGGCAACCCCTGCGACCGCGGCAGCGACCCCGCGGTGTGCAGCGGCGCAAAGCCAGACGCGGGGACCTTCGACCCCAGCACAGCGGGCTAGGCTGGTGGCTTCAGATTAACGTTTTGTGCTATTCGTGAGGGTGTGATGCTCGCTCAGGTGGACCCAACGAAGGCGATTGCTGAGGGGCTCGGGGCCAACTTCCTGCCCTACGCCCTGGCCCTCGTGCTGCTGGCGCTGGTGTTCGTCGTGCGCGCGTTCATGACGCAGGGTGCTGAGCACCGCGCCGAGCTGAAGGCGATCGCTGTCGCGGCTGAAGCGAGGGACAAGGCGCACGCGGAAGCGCTCGCGCTCGCGCACAACGAACGGCTCGTCGACATGAAGAACGACGCGAAAGAGCAGCGGGAGATCCTCAGCCAGATCGTCCCCCTCGCCGCGAAGCTCACCGAAGGCCTCGAAATCCTCGAGCGCCTCACGCAGGTCAGGGAGTGAGCATGCCGAAGCACAGCGAGACGACCGCAGAGCACGACCGCGAGCAGGTGAAGCGGGTCAGCGCCGCGATGAAGTGTGAGCTCGAACAGGCGAACAGCCGCGCTGACCAGGCCCTCGAGCGCCTGCGCGCGAAGGACCCCGCGAAGGCCCCGCTCGTAAGGCTGGTGAAGAAGGCGGCCGGCCGGTGATCATCAACGATCGTGGTCGCGCCATCGTGAAGGAAGCGGAGGGCCTGAGCCTCAGCGCGTACCGCTGCCCCGCGGGCGTGCTCACGATCGGCTACGGCCACACCGAGGGCGTGCGCGAGCGGGACAGAATCACCCTGCATCAGGCTGAGGTGCTGCTCGAGTACGACCTCAGCGAGGCTGAAGCAGCGGTGACGAAGCTGGCGCCGAAGGCCACCGGGCCGCAGTTCTCAGCGTGCGTGTCGCTCGCGTTCAACATCGGGATCGGTCGGTTCGAGAAGTCGACGCTCCTGAAGGAACTGAACGCAGGCCGAATCCAGAACGCCGCCGCGGAGTTCATGAAGTGGACCCACGCTGCGGGCAAGGTGATGCCTGGGCTGGTGAAGCGGCGCGCGGCTGAGCGGGCGCTCTTCCTCGAGGTCCCGTCGTGACCGAGGAACACACCACGAAGGTAAAGCGCGCCTTGAGTCTCGTGCTTGTGGCGCTGGTGTTCCTCGCCATCGGCCTCGCCGCCGGCCGCTTCATCGCGCCCGCTGTCGTCGAGACCCGCGACGTCGAGCGCGTGGTCTACCGCGACCTCGCCGTAGAGGACATCACCAAGGGCTACACGTTCGCGCGCACCGTCGAGCGCACCGTCTGGCGCAACGTCACCACGACGGTGACCGACGCTGGCACCACGACGGTCGACCTCACCACCGAGCACGAGGGCGAAGCCGAGAGCGGCACCGTCACCGAGCAGCTGCACCGGGTCGAGATCGTCGAGGTCGAGCGGGAACGCGTCGTCGAGAAGACCGTGACCCTCCGCCCCGACTGGCGCGTGGGTGCGCTCGTGGGCGCGTCGTGGAACGCCCCGCTGGTGCCGATCGCCGGGCCGCTCGTGCTCGGCGTGCAGGTCGATCGCCGCATCGTCGGCGGGCTGTCTGCTGGCCTGTGGGTCAACACCGTCGGCGCTGCGGGCGGCGTCATCAGCTTGGAGTTCTGAATGGGGACGCCTGGTCCGACTGAGTCGCTGTGTCCCCGCGGTTGCGGTCGCCGGCGGCGCGCACCGGGCAAGCTCTGCCAGCCGTGCCAGACGATCGACCAGCGGGCGCGCCGCGCGAGGCCCGACTACCGCCAGCACAAGCGGGTCCCCGCTGCTGCGGCTGAGCCCGAGTCCCGCTACGGGCGAACGCTCAACGCGACCAGGTACCTGATCACCAGCGCGCAGAACGCCACGCCCGTGCACGAGGGGTTCCTCGCATCGTTGAAGGTCGCCGCTCGAGCGCTGAAGGCTGAGCTGGTGGTGATCCCTCTACGATACAAAAACCCGACTTCTGTGTGGTCCAAGCATCAGGAGTCAGACGAGCACTGGGCTCCCGAGCTCGAGCCGTACCTGTTCAACTGCCGGCGGAAGCTGAACGACAACCTGGTGCTGGTCGGCGACGTGAAGGTTCAGCCGACGGCCTCGAGCCCGCTCACCGGGTTCGAGTCGTTGACCGGCGCTGAGTCCTGCATTCTGGGTCACCCGAAGATGCAGTTTCGCAGCGTGCCCGCGCCCTCGGGTCGCTACCCGAAGATCCTCAGCACGACGGGCAGCGTCACCCGGCGCAACTACACCGACAGCAAGGCGGGCAAGCTCGGCGCGTTTCACCACTGCCTGGGCGCCGTCGTGGTCGAGCTCGATGGCAAGCACTTCCACCTGCGGCAGATCAACGCTGACCGCCTCACCGGCGAGTTCACTGACCTGAACAAGCACTACACCCCCGACGGCGTGCGCGCCGCCCCACCCGCGCTGGGCCTGGTGCTCGGCGATACCCACGCGCGCATGACCTGCCCGCGCGTGGACGCGGCGACGTTTCACGGCCCCGAGAGCATCGTCCAGACGCTGAACCCGCGCGCGCTGGTCTTCCACGATCTGTTCGACGGCTACAGCGTGAACCCGCATCACGCGGGGAACCCCTTCATTGCCGCGGCGAAGCACCGCGCGGGCGCGGGCAACGTGCGTGAAGAGGTCGAGCACGCGGTGGAGTTCGTGAGGCAGCGCGCCGCCGGTCGCCGCGCGGTGATCGTCGGCTCGAATCACGACGACTTCCTGAGCCGCTGGGTCAGCTCGACCGACTGGCGTCAGACGCCGGGGAACGCGAAGTTCTACCTTGAGACCGCCGCGGCGATGCTCGAGAGCGTGCGCCTCGGGCCCGGCGGCGCGGAGTACAGCGACCCGTTCGTGTACTGGGTCGAGAAGCTGCGGGGCAAGGCGTCGATCCGCGCGCTGAAGCGCGACGAGTCGTTCAAGCTCGGCGACGTCGAGTGCGGGATCCACGGGCACGCTGGGCCGAACGGCGCGCGTGGGTCGATCCAGAACCTGGCCCGCCTCGGCGCTCGCGTCGTCATTGGCCACGCGCACACGCCAGGGATCAGCGAGGGCTGCTACCAGACGGGCACCTCGACGCCGCTTCGGCTCGAGTACACCCACGGGCCCAGCAGCTGGCTGAACACGCACGTCGTCGTGTACGCCACCGGGAAGCGCAGCCTGATCACGATCGTCGACGGCAAATGGCGCGCAGATTAACGCTTAACGCGAGGCACCAATGAGCGAGACCGACAAGGCGTTCGAGGCGTGGCGAGCGGCAGAGTTCCCCAAGGCGCAGCTGGCGCTGCCCACCGACGCAGCTGCGCGCAAGGCGATCCCGCTCGTGCGCGGGTGCCTCGACTACTTCCCCGCGGCGCTGGCCGCTGTCGCCGAGCTCAGCCGCATCGGAAACGAGCAGCACAACCCCGGCCAGCCGATGCACCACGCGCGCGGGAAGAGCACCGATCACGCTGACTGCATCGTGCGTCACCTGCTGGATCGAGGCACCGTCGACACCGATGGGGTGCGCCACGCGACCAAGGTGGCCTGGCGCGCGCTGGCCCTGCTGCAGCTCGAGCTTGAGGCCGCAGGCGCCCCGCTCGCTCGAGGTGCTCAGGTCGACGCCCCGCCGGCCCCCGAGCCCCTGGACCCGCTGCCGAAGGCCTGCAAGTCGTGCGGCAGCTTCGCCCCTCGAGCCTGCCAGGACTGCTGACGTGTTCCGCCAACTGCGCCCGTACTGGTGCGGTCCTGCGGCGCTCGTGGCCCTGCAGCTCGAGCTGGGGCGCGGCCCGGCGCTGAGCCAGGCTGAGTGGGCGGATCTCGCAGGGACGACCCGCGAGGGCACTGGAGAGTCAGGCCTGAAGCGCTGCGTCGAGCTGCTGGCGCCCTGCGAGGTCGTCAGGCGGCCGGTGCAGCCGTTCGAGCTCGCCGTGGTGTTCGACCCGTGGCGAGATCACTGGGTCGTCGTGCGCACCGTCGACGGGGTAGCCCTGATGCTCGACCCGTGGGACGGAGCGATCGAGGGCTACCCCTGGCCGTGGTTCTGCTCGGTCTACTTCAGGATCCCGCGCACGCCCTACGCGCTGGTGATCTCGTCGTCGTGACACTGGGCGATGCTGTCGTTGCGTGACCAACGCACCACCTGCCAACCCGCGCCGACGTCATCGACGACCACCCCGCGGTCGCCAAGCTCGGCGTGTACGAACAGCTCCTGTCCCCTGTAGCCCTCTTCAGTGATGCGCTCCGCTGCGGTGACGCTGCTACCCTCGATCATGCCTCTGCTCCCAACGTTCACCGGCCCACGCGAGCCGGCGGCAACGGTCCTTTGGCCGTGAGAACGATCTACCTCACGGTACTGACAAGTAGCGAAATCAACAGGTTACGATTCCATGCGTAATCTGAGGGTTGAATCGTGAATCGGAGTTAACTATTAAGCGTCACAGTGGGTGGACGTTGACACACGGGTTTCAAACGACACACCCAACTTAGGGGACACCATGCCGAGCCGGACCGATGAGCTGAGCGACGAAGAGATCGAGCTGCGGCTGGAGCTGCTGAAGCGCCAGCGCGAGCGCGGTACGGCTCCGCGAGTCCAGGTGACGCTGCCGGCTGAGCCCGGCGCAGCCCCGACGGTGACGCGGCTGAGCGGGCGTGGCACGAAGACTCCGATTGAGGATCGCTGGTTCAACACCACGAAGGTCTGCGCCCACTGCGGGAAAGAGAAGAACGTCGGTAAAGACTTCGGCATCGTGGTCGCTCGCGGCGTCCAGTACGCGAACAGCTGGTGCTCGCAGTGCCGCAGCGAGACGTCGAACAGCTACCGGACCGCGCCGCGAAAGAACAAGTCGAAGCACAACCCGAAGCCCGATCGCCCGATGAAGAAGCTGAAGAAGTGATCACCTGATCCCGTACGCGAGCGGGCGCGGGCCGGTACCCTCCGCAGGCCTGGGCAACGAGAACACGGGGTCGCCCCGCTTCTGCAGCGCAGCGATCCGCGCGTAGACCGTCGGCTTGCAGCAGTCGAGCTTGTCGGCGAGCTCGCGCACTGTGAGGGGCTTCGACCGCAGCAGCGCGGCCAGCTTGTCGAGGTTCTTCGTGTAGTTGGTGGTCATGGTCTCGGGTCAGAACGGAATGTCGTTGCTGGGTGGGGGCGTGTGAGCCTTGCCGTAGCTCTCGCCGAACAGCTCGCGGAAGCGGGCGAGGAACGCGGAAGCCGCGGTCAGCGGATCCCACACGTAGGTCAGCTCGTCGTCAGCCGGCGGGAACGGCAGCCCCCATGTGGCAGGCTCGGGGCCGCAGAGGTCGCGCTTCTCCAGAGCGAGCATCGCCCAGTCCATCTGCTTGACCTCGGGCGAGGTGAGCAGCGGCTCGAGCGACGACAGGCGCAGCGCCTCGAGCATGACGTGGGTGTGACGCCGTTCGAGCTCAGACCAGGTGATGCTGTCGCACCCGCGAATGTGCGCGTTCCCGTCGTTGGGCGCGGGCACGTCCACCCGCACGAACGCTTTCAGCGGCCCGGCGATGTCGGGGAGGTAGACCTCGCTGAGCTCGTGCAGCAGGAAGGCGCCAGCGAACGCAGCGGGCAGCAGCCGTGAGCCGCGCACGCAGTGCTCCGCGACCGAGTAGCGCTTCAGCGTCTGGCAGGTGAACCGGAACTTCCCCGCGAGCGCGTGAGCGATCTCCTCGATGCTGCCTACCTGGTCCACCTGCAGCTCGCGCGGGAAGACCTGCCGCCCCTCGAGGCTCTGAATCCACGCCTTCCGCTTGTCGTCGGTCTGCGTGTAGCGCTTCTCTGGGTCGGCGTTCATGTCCAGCGAGCTGGGCTCGGTCATGCCTGAACGTTTCTCACAATTGTTAATCTGAGATCAAGACCCGTCGCGCCGATTAATTTTCAGATTCATGATTGACAGTTGCGGCGCGGGTGCGCGATGACGGGGCCGTGAGCGTCGAGGTCGTCAGCGTTGAGCAGGTGGCAGAGCGGCTGGGCTGCTCACGTCGCCGCGTGTTCCAGCTGCTGGCCGACGGCACGCTGGACCGCGCCCCGCGCTTCGGTCGCTCGGTGCGGATCTACGTCGCGAGCGTCGACCGCGCGCTGACGCCCACGCCGACAGCTCGCAGGCAGGCGCGCCGCTCGCGCGCGGGGTTCTCGCTGGCTGATCTCCGCCCCGAGCTCACGGCGTGA